CCAGAACGCACTTTTATGTTGCCTCTTGTAATTTTGAGAAGATAGCACAATGAAGCGTGGTGTAAAGAAAGTAAACAGGTCTACTTGGCTGAAAGCTGGTGGGGCTTTTCCTGAAAAGCCCACTGGTGTTAATGCACTGAATGCAGCTGAATTACGATATTATAAATGGATTGTCCCAGCTATGCAGGAAGTGGGTTTTGGTGGACAGTCTGACCTGATGGTGGTGATCCTAGCATGTCGAATAGCAGTCAGAGCAGACCTGTTGAGAAAAAGTCTGGAAGGATTAACCGATCTGTTGATACCAGGACAGCGGGGGGCGCAGATCCACCCAGTGGTTCAGGAATTGAGCCGAACGGAAAGCCGATTAAAAGACGTGTTGGCGGCACTGTACCTGAGTCCGAGAACCAGAGGGTCATCAAAACTCCCAGTAAATCTGGAAGCAGAAATCAGCGGAAACCCAGCAGAGGAACAGAACCCCATCCTGAAACTGTTGCAGGGCTAACCACAGACCTGATGACCATCGGACAGCAGAAGGCACTGCAGGTTAAAAGGTTCTTTGAACGGTGTCTGACCCATCAGCAGGGTAGCCTAGCTGGGCACAGTTTCGCGTTGTCAGACTGGCAATTCACAGACATTATCCAGCCACTGTTTGGAACCATCAGGGCTGATGGACTGAGACAGTACAGGACCAGCTATATCGAAATTCCTAGAAAGAATGGCAAGTCCACCTTGTGTGCAGGCATTGCACTTTACCTGTTGCTTGCAGACCCAGAACAGGGTGCAGAAATAGTCAGTGCTGCAGCAGACAGGGAACAGGCTTCTATTGTTTTTGACCTTGCAAGCAGGATGGTCCAGTCCAATAAACTGCTGTCTGAACAGTGTCATGTTCTTAGAAAAGAGATCATCACAAAATCAGGCAACAGGTATCGGGCACTGTCTGCTGATGCATACACCAAACATGGGATGAACTGTTCAGCAATCATTTTCGATGAACTACATGCACAGCCCAACAGGGAACTGTGGTCTGTACTGACCACCAGTGTGGCTGCAAGGCTGCAACCGCTCACAGTGGCAATTACCACGGCTGGTCACGACAGAACCAGCCTATGCTATGAGATGCACAGCTACGCAAAATCTGTGCTGGATGGATCCATTCAGGATCCCACATTCCTACCCATCCTGTATGCAGCAGGAGAAACCGATGACTGGAAACTGGAATCCACATGGAAGAAGGCTAATCCGGGGTATGGAATCAGTGTCAGACCAGAGTACCTAGCACAGGCTGCAGCAGAAGCTGCAACATCACCAGCAAAAGAGTTAGCATTCAGGCGACTGCACCTGTGCCAGTGGACTGACACTGTAACCAGGTGGCTGTCATTCGATCTGTGGGACCAGTGTCAGTGTCCCAGACCAGATCTGGATGGTAGACCCTGCTATGGGGCACTGGATCTGTCCAGTACACAGGACTTATCTGCTTTTGTGCTAGCATTCCCACTGGATGATGGGACTGTGTGGATTGAACCATTCTGCTGGGCACCACGGGGAGTTCTGAAGCAAAGGGAAAGGTCTAACAGAATGCGGTATGACCAGTGGGTGGGCAGTGGTCACCTGAATGTGACAGATGGTGATGTGATCGAATACGAAGAAGTTTATGCACAAATTAAGAGGCTTGCAACACAGTACAGGATACAGGATATCGCAATTGACAGATGGAACTGTGCCCAGCTAGCCCAACAGATGCAGTCAGATGGTCTACAGGTAGTGGCTTTTGGTCAGGGTTACGCATCCATGAGTCCTGCAGCTAAGGATTTTGAAACCCTACTTGCAAGCAAGAAAATCAGACATTCTGGTCATCCAGTATTGCGATGGTGTCTAGGAAACTGTTCAATAGAATCTGATGCAGCAGGCAACATTAAGCCTAGTAAAAGCAAGAGTTCTGAAAAGATCGATGCACTGATTGCATCGATTATGGCTGTGGCCAGATCCAGAGTAGGTGAAGCGGGGGGTAGAATCGGACACAATGCACCATCTGTGTACGAATCTAGGGGGATGATGACCTTATGAACCTAGCTGAAAGGCTCATGTCATCGATCACTAGGGCTGCATCCTATTTTGTAGGCAGTCCCAAAAACCGTATGCCTAATCTCAGGGATCCAGCACTCAACAGCTTTTTTGGGGTTCCCACCAGCACTGCTGGTGTTGCTGTGTCAGAAGACACTGCACTGACCTACAGTCCTGTGTTTCAGGCAATCAGAATCATCAGCGAAACCATCGCAAGTCTTCCACTGCATGTGTATGACAAGCAGCCTGGTGGTAGGGTCAGAATCGATGACATTGCTGTGGCTTATCTGCTCAAAACCCAGCCTAATTCAGAGAGTTCAGCATTCCAATTTAGGGAATCAATCGTAGCACATGCCCTGTCATGGGGTAATGGTTTCGCTGAAATAGAACGCGATGTATTCGGCAACATTAAAAACCTGTGGCTACTACCACCAGACCTAGTCAAAATAGACAGGGACACCAACGGGAACCTGTATTACAAATACCAGATTCCCGGTAGTTCTGTGGTCAGGCTTGCGCCATCAGATGTGTTCCACATAGCTGGTCCTGGTTTCGATGGGATCACAGGCTACAGTCCCATCAGGCTTGCACGGGAATCCATCGGACTGGGCATGGCGTGCGAACAATTCGGGGCTGGTCTGTTTGGTTCTGGGGCTAGACCATCAGGGATGTTAGAACATCCCGGTAGGCTGTCTGATGATGCTAGGGGTAGACTCAGGGGAGACTGGGAAAGGCTGCACAGTGGGCTGGATAACAGCCATAGGGTAGCCATTCTGGAAGAAGGCATGAAATGGACAGCCACTTCCATTCCACCTGATGATGCACAGTTCCTACAGACCAGAAAATTCCAGATAGAAGAGGTCGCACGGTGGTTTAACATCCCACCATCGAAACTCAGGGACACAGGTGGGGTTTCCTATTCAAGTCTTGAACAGGAAAACATTGCATTCCTTAGTGAAACTCTTAGACCATGGCTGGTCAGGATCGAACAGGAAATAAAGCGGAAATTGCTTTTACCTGAATCTGACAGCTACTATGCCGAACACAGTGTAGAAGGTCTTCTGCGAACAGACCTGGCTGCACGGTATGCAGCCTACGCTGTGGGCAGAAACTGGGGCTGGTTATCGATCAATGAAATTCGGGCACTTGAAAATCTAGAACCAGTACCAGGTGGGGATGTATACCTGCAACCGTTGAACATGCAGCCACTGGATGGACCTGGTGGGGCACAGGCACCACCAGCGGCACCATCTGTTACCACAGCCCCAGCACTGACACCAACAGCAGACACACCAGACAGCGCAACTGCATCTGTTGGTTCTGATGCTGGGGCTGTCATCCACAGTGCTGCATGGTGCGAAAAACTAGCACAGGACATGACAGACCACCAGATCCCATCCTGTGAACATGGTTACACCAACAGATGCAGGATCTGTGGCATCGAAAGGGAAAGAGTACTGATCCCACCACCAGAACCAGGTGGACAGCACAGCTGGGGGATTAAGTGGTCACCAATAACAAAATCACCCACAGCAGAAAGGTCAGGTGGTCCAGATGGAAACTAGGGCACTGGGGACCATGGGACTGGATTCTGGTAGACTGGTGGGCTATGCAAGCGTGTTTGGTCCACTGTCAGAGGATCTGGGCGGGTTCAGGGAAAGAATCGCACCGGGGGCATTTAATCGCACATTACAGAACAAGTCTGATGTGCGGGCACTGGTGAACCATGACAGTACCATGGTTCTGGGCCGAAGGCAGAATGACACCTTGCAGCTGTCTGTGGACAGCACAGGGCTAAAGGTGACCATCAATCCACCATCCACCAGTTACGCTGCAGACCTGATGGAATTGATTAAACGAGGTGATGTGTCCCAGATGTCATTCGGATTTATTGTCACACCTGGTGGTGAATCATGGAATGTGGAAGACGGTGTCAAAATCAGAACTGTATCTGATCTGGAACTGTTAGAGGTTTCAGTAGTGTCCATTCCAGCCTATCCTGACACCACAGTAGCTGTCAGGGGGCTGGGTCTGTGGGAGTCTGACAGACTGCAAAAGCGTCTGCAGAATCGGGGGAATCGTATAACATTACTGCAGCTGATGCTGCCGGGGGGCTGATTTATGAACGAACGACAGAAGCTGGCACAACAGCGAGCAGGGCTTGTGAAGCAGGCTAAGGGTCTACATGACCTTGCATCACATCGGGAATGGACACCAGAAGAATCTGCTAAGGTGGATGATATTGTGGCACAGATTCAGGCACTGGATACCAGGCTGACCAGTGCAGAAGAAGCAATTGCAGCAGACCCAGAAGAAGACGTTATGGCTGATATGCCAGAACCTGATCCAACTGCTGCACCTGTTCCAGATCCAACCCAGCAGAACAATCTGGCACGCCGGATTGAAAAACTGGAGGGGCTGTTGGTGTCCAATCGTCGCACTGCACCTGCACCACTGGGGTCCCCTGGCTTCGTACGGGATTTCAATGACCGCCGTTTGGAATCTGACCGCCGGTCAGCATTGCAGGGATGGTGCCTGGGCCGGGAAGCAACCGCACAACATCGGTCTGCTGCACAGCGAACTGGTCTGGATCTCAACAATGATCGACTGGTGCTAAAGCGGTCCGCACAGTCTACCACGGCTGGTGCAGGTGGTTACACTATTCCACAGGGGTTCCTTGCAGAGCTTGAAAAGAAATTGTTGTATTACAACAATCTTAGAAATGTCTGTCGTGTGATCCGCACTGACACTGGTAACCCACTCCCATTCCCTGTCACTGATGACACTGGGAACCCTGCTACTGTTGGTGCTGAAAATACCGCACCATCAGAAACTGCAATGACCTTCACACAGGTTTTGTTGGGATCCTATCGGTACGAATCGCTGGTATTGACCAGTAACGAGCTGTTGAGGGATTCTGGGCTGGATCTTGCATCTGAAATCGGTGGTATGTTGGGCGAACGTATCGGAAGAAAGGAAACCACGGATTTCACGACTGGAAACGGTACCACAGCCCCAGAAGGTGTTGTCACTGGATCCAGTGCTGGTGTCACTGGTGCAACCACCACCACCATCACGCTAGCCAATATCATGGGACTTATCGGATCCCTTGATTATGCATACCAGCAGGGTGCAAGTTTCATGATGCATCAAGCAATCTGGAACACGATTTTGCAACTGGCTGACAGTCAGTCCAGACCACTGTTCCTTGATCTTTTGAATGGGAATGCACCCAAGCTGTTGGGTTATCCAGTGGTCATCAACAACGCAATGGCTTCCAGCATTGCAGCCAGTGCTAAAACCGTTTTGTTTGGTGATTTCAGCAAACACATGATCCGTGATATCGGTGATATTGAAATCATCCGATTGAATGAACGGTATGCTGACAAATACCAGACTGGTTTCCTTGCGATCAATCGCTGTGATGCTAAGGTCATGCAGTCCAGCGCAATCAAACGGATTACTCAGCCTGCATCATAAGGTGTTCCATGAAAGTCAAGGTCCTGATCCACTGTGTGGGCACTCATGAAAATCACTGGCCTGGTACTGTCATTGACGTACTGGACAGCGATGGACAGAGGATGCTGGATGCAGGGCTAGCAGAACTGGTAGTGGTTTCAGCAGTGGTTCCTACCATTGCTGAAACCCCAGAATCTAAGCGAAAAAAGAGGTTTGAATCCCGATGAACCTAAAGGTGTTGGCCCAGCCTGCTGTGGAACCCTGCACCCTAGCAGAGGTAAAAGCCTACTGCCGTGTTGACAGCACAGATGATGATTCCACCATTGCTGGGATCATGGCTGCAGCCAGAGAATACATTGAAAGACATACTAAAAAGACTTTAATTTACACAGCTTACAGATTGACACTAGACACATTCCCGTATTGGGAAGACATTGAATTACCCAGAATTCCAGCCATTATTGCACCATCTGCGACAATATCTAGTGTCAATTATGACACACCCAGAATCAGATATTGGGATGGTGATGGTAACCAGCAGACCATGGTTCTGGATGTGGATTATGAATTACTGCTGGATGATAACCCACCCAGAATAGTTTTACCTGCAATGATGCTGTGGCCTATCACTTTGATCTATCAGCGAGGTTCAGTGGAAGTGGATTTTGTGGCTGGTTATGGTTCTGCGCCTGGTGCAGTCCCACCACTGCTGAGAATGGCTGTCAAGATCCTGACAGCACACTGGTATGAACACAGGGACGCAGTAGGAAGCTATGGCACAGAAGTCCCACTGGCACTGGCTAACATTCTGTCGCTGCATGACTCTGGGGGCTATAACTAATGCCCCTAACCACCATAGGCACCATGAGACACAGGCTGGTCCTACAGTCACCTACAGACACTGTGGACAGTTTTGGCCAGTCTATCAGAAGCTGGACCACCTACACCACGGTGTGGGGACAGGTCATCGCACAGGGTGGGACAGAGGTCCAGCAAGCTGGACAGCTGTCTGGTCTGGTCACATACCAGATAACCATCAGGACCCTGTACACAGTGGCCATGACACACAGAATGATCTGGGAAAACAAAACCTTGAACATCCAGTCTGTGATCCCACTGGATGGGGAAAGAAAGTTCATGAAAATTGTGGCTATTGAGGAACAGCCCTGATGGGTAGACCATTCGGAATAGATCTGCATGTGCAGGGGCTGGATGTGATGAAAAGGATCTTGGGAGACTTCCCAAAATCCTTAAATGCAGCATTTAAACGGTCTGCAACCATGACTGGAAGAATAGTAAAGAATGCAGCAAAAGCACGGGCACCATCCCGAAGAAAGTCCATCAGGATAGGTAGCAAAAGTGTAGCCATGTATGGTTCCAGCGGCTCACTTAAAAAGTCTATAACGAATGTGGCTAGAAAGCCGAAAAATGCACAGGGCACATCCACATGGATAGGAATTATCGGTGCAAAAAAAGGAATGGGAACTGTTGGCTGGGTTAAGTGGTACAAAAGGGCTAAGGGACAGCCAACATACAAAAACACCACGGTTTCCATTGAACCCAGCAGGTATTCCCATCTGGTAGAGAATGGGTCGATGAACAAGCTTTGGCGCAGTGGGAGAATGGTACAGGTCCCAGCTAGACCATTCCTTAGACCAGCGATGGATGCATCGAAATCACAGGCTGTTTCCATCACTTCGGATAGTGTCAATAAAGAAATTGAAAAGCTGGTTAAGTCTGGGAAAGCTTCCCCTGTCAGTAATGGGGAAACATCATGAGTCTACTAGGAAAGGTTCTCAGGACCTACCTCACAGAACAAACAGGGTATGCAGCAACCATACCTGGTGGAATCAGTCCAGAGGTCACAGGGACTGGTCTACCATTACCATTTGTCCACTATGCTGGTGTGTCCAGACAGCGAACACAGCTAGTGGGTAACACCAGCATTTACTACACTGAACGGGTGACATTCGCCTGTGCAGCCACCACCAGATCTGGTGTTCAGACTGTGGTGGACTGGATAACATCGAAGATCGCACTGGCTTCTACACGAACTGTTATGTCTGGTGTCACTGTCCACACACTAAGGGTGGATGATGAAGGGGACATAGCAGAGTTTTTAGCCGATGGTGCAGATGAACCAGTCCGAACCACAACAGTGGATGTAATAGGGTCCTACGAAATAACATAAGGGGGTGATTTATGGCGATTCAGTTTCCAGCGGGTGCAGTGGCTTCAATTGCCACATTGACATCAGGTTCAGCTGGTGCAGCTACAGTCCTAACTAATGTAAAAAGTATCGGTGGGTCTGCTGTTACGCGTGCTATGGCTGATGTGACAGCACTGGGTGACACCACCTTGCAGCGGTTACCCAGCAGGAATGACAAGGGTACATTGCAGATTACGTTTTATCTGGATGACACAGCCACAGCCAGTAACCAGATAACTACTCTTAAAACTCGATTGACTTCTGGAACACACACCAGAATTACAGTAAACCTTTCATCGGGTTCCACCATTGATGACCTGTTCCAATATGATGGATATGTCACAGAAGTAGGTGAACCAGAAATTGCAGCGTCTGATGATGCATTGCAATACACGGTTACCATGCAACGGTCTGACAAGTACTAAGGGGTGATGTATGGGTCTGAACAGGGAACAGCTACTAGCACAGGCAAGGCCCAAAATCATAGAAGTCCCAGTCCCAGAATGGGGTGGGACTATTCATTTACGGGACATCACAGCTGGTCAGAGGGACCAGTATGATGGTTACCAGATCGACCAGCAGGGACAGAGTAAGTACACGGATTTCAGGGCTAGACTTCTGATTCTGTCGATCTGTGATCAGGATGGAAACAGGCTGTTCACTGATTCCGAGGTGTCCACCATCAGCAGTTTACCAGCACATGTGGTGGACAGGCTGTGGGACCAGGCTGCACTGTTATGTGGATTGAAGACAGAGGAAGTGGAAAAAAACTGAGGAAAAGACCAGTCAGGCGGGTGATGTTCCGTCTGGCTGGTCATCTGGGCTGCACTGTTGCCGAATTAGAACACAGGCTGTCCAGTTCTGAATTAACCGAATGGGTAGCACTGGCTTGGCTAGACCCATGGGGAGAGTACAGGGCAGATGTTCGTGGGGCTGTGGCTGCATGGGCTAGTGTGGCTGCATGGTCATCACAGTCTAAAGTTCAGGACTTTTTACCTGCTGATCCATGTGCAATCCCAGAACCAAAAAGTGTAGAATCAAAACCGGCAGAACAGAAAAAGGTGGCTAGCCTAGATGAACTGGCTGCAGCCAAAATGTACCTGACCAGTCTGGGACTGGTCCCAGTCAAGGGGACAGACAATGGCTAGTATTGCAAAAATGTCTGTTCAGATGGGCTGGAATGGGGAAGAAGCTGAAAAGGGTGCAGCTTCCATGACCAAAACACTGCAGAAAGTGGAAGCTGCAGCCAAGTCTAGTAATGACAAAATGAAAGAAGCTGGGAAACCAGACTCAAAAGAAGAAGCAATTTTCCAGAAAAAACTAGCCAACATGAACGAACTGCAAAGGCAACAGGCACTGGCTTTCGAGGAAACGAAAAAGCGCAGAATGGCCATGACTGCGGAAGAAGTCAAAGCAGATATCGCAAAAGAAAAGAAGACAAAAGAAAAGGAAATGTTTGCTGAATCCCTAAAAAACATGAATGCACTTGAAAGGGACAAGGCACTAAAAGACAAAGAAACTCAAAAACGCCGAATGAACATGACTAAGGAACAGATTCTAGCAGACATAGAAGCTGAAAAGAAAAAGGAAGAAGCCAAGAAACCCAAGGCACCTGGTGCAGGGTTCTTTACAGAAGCACTGTCTGGAATCACCCTGCTTAAGGGTGCTTTTGACATGCTGGTACTGGGACCCATTCAAGCTTCCATCGGAATTCTGAAACTGGGTGGTGATGCACAGGCAGCACAGATCAAATTAGGGTACATGGCTGGTTCTGCTGTGCAGGGTGTGGATGCATTCCGAAAACTGCAAAAGCAGGCTGCAGACACCGGGGTCCCACTCACTAACCTTACAAAATCACTTACCACCCTGACTGGTCTGGGCCTGTCTGTCCAAGCTGCAGGAAACATAATGTCTAGGCTGGGCAATGCTGTCCAGATTCTGGGTGGTGGTGCAGCTGGTGCAGATGCAGTGGCTGGTTCCATCGCACAATTGAGGGCATCAGCAACAGCCACAGAAGGTCCATTGCAGCAATTGCAATCTAGTGGATTAAAAGTATTTGAGGCACTTGCAGAGGAACTGTCAGCAGTTACAGGGGAAGCTTACACTGTCGAAACAGCTATGCAGAAAGTCCGTGATAATGCAGTCATGACAAGTA